ATGATGGGCCAGGCCAACGCCATGGACATCCTTGCGCTGAAAGCGGCCGCGGAATGGAAAGCCAAGGCCGACCGCTTCGATCAACTGCAATCGACCCGGGCGAGCCTGAGCCGAGGCGGCCGCGGCGCGCCGCGCGTGGCCCGGCCCGGAACCACCCCCTCCCGTGGCGAACAATCGGCACGAAGCCGCGACGCGGCCTGGGCGCGAGCCAAGGCCGAGCGATCGGGCGATGCCTATGCCGCAGTGCTCGACAGCATGGGGATCAAGCTCTGACGAACCCCAATTCTCCCCACAGGCGGGGATCTAAACCCCTTTCAAGGACAACCACATGACCGTACCCACGAATACGATCCAGAACGTAAACCGCGTCGGCGTGCGCGAGGATTTGAGCAACAAGATTGCCGAGCTCTTTCCCGACGACACGCCGTTCCTGAATGCCATTCCGACGGGCAAATGCTCCGCCACCAAGACCGAATGGCAGACCGATGGCCTGGCCGCTGCCAACGCCAACAATGCGCAGATCCAGGGCGACGACCTGGCCAATGACGTGCGCGCCAACACCATCCGCGTTTCGACCTATACGCAGATTTCAACCAAGGTGGTCGGCGTCTCCTCTACTGTGGAGGCGACCAACAAAGCGGGCCGCAAGAGCGAACTTGCCCGCGAGATCATGAAGGCGGGCCGTGAGCTGCGCACCGACATGGAGATGCGGGCGTGCGGCAATTATGCTTCGGTCGCGCCAGCCGCCGGAACCGCGGGGCAGACCGCGGGCGCTCTCGCCTGGCTGACGAGCAATGCCAGCCGCGGCACGAGCGGCGTGAGCGGCGGCTACAGCGCGGGCAGCGGACTGGTTTCCGCGGCGACCAACGGCACGCAGCGGGCCTATACCGAGGCCTTGCTCAAGACGATGCTGCAATCCATCTGGACCAAGGGCGGCAATCCCAAGATGGTGATCACCGCGGGAAGCCAGAAGCAAACCGCGGCGGCCTTTCCAGGTATCGCCCAGCAGCGCCGTGAAACGAGCAACAAGAAAGCGACGATCGTTGCCGGCGCGGACATTTACGTCTCCGACTTCGGCGAAGTGCAGTTCGTGCCGTCGCGTTTCTGTTCGGCGCGCGACGCGCTGATCGTCGATCCCGAATATTGGGAGATCGGCACGCTCGACCCGCTCGGCGTGCAGGACCTGGCAAAGACCGGCCTGTCCACGCGCAAGCTGCTGAGTGTCGAATGGGCGCTCAAATGCCTGAACGAGGCGGCTTCGGGTGTGGTCGCCGATCTGACCTGAGCCTTTGGGGAGTGCGGGGTTGCCGCACTCCCCATCACCGGCCGAAACGGCATTGTAGTGGAGAGAGGTGTCGATGCAGGGCGCTTGGGAAATGATCGACCACAATCCTGCGACGGGCGTTACGAAATATATTGCTGCGGACGACACGGCCGATGGCCTGCTGGTGCGTACCGAGTTCAGGGACCAGGGCCTTATCGAGCGGAACAAGTCCCTGCAGAACGACGATTTCGATCGGCGCTCGGACATGTGGCACGCCGCATCTATCCCGACATCCGTCATGTATGAATGGCTGACGCGGTTCGGCGTCAATGCCTGGAACCCGGCGCATGCCGATGCGGTGAAGAGACTGCTCAATTCCAGCGACTATCGCTGGTGCAAGGTGAAGCACATCATCCTGTAAGCTGCGGCTGGATGCCCGAGATGCCGGGCTCAGCCTGCGCGACGGTTCAAGAAAATCTGGAAAAAGGAGGCCCCGATGGCCGAGCCGCAAACCTATGCGGAGCTGCAGGCGTGTCTGCTCGCCTGGCTCGACGATAGCGCCGCGAACATCAACCCCGCCGAATGTATCGGCCTGGCCGAGCGCCGCCTGTCGCGGCTGCTGAACATGCCCGAGATGGAAGCGACGACCACGCTGAATGCGGGCACGGGGACGATCGATTTGCCGGCCGACTTCCGCGAGGTGCGCGAATGCACGCTCAACGGCTCCCCTTCCCTTCCGCTGGAGGCGACTGCGCCGGCTGCGCTCAGGATGCTATTCCCGTCCAGTCAGACGGGCCGCCCGCTGGCCTATGCGATCAGCGGATCGTCGCTGCTGCTCGGCCCCGCGCCGAACGGCACCTATACGATACAGCTAGTCTACAAGCAGAACATCCCTGCCTTGTCCGATACCAGCCCGACCAATTGGCTGCTCGCCAAGCATCCGGACCTCTATGTCGCTGCCAGTCTCGCGATGGCGGAGTTCCGCGGCTGGAATGACGCGCGCCTGCCGCTGCTGAAAGGCTGGTATGACGAGCTGGTCGAGGAGGTGAACGAAGCCGGGAAGCGCGCACGATATGGCGGGGCCCCGATCCGGATGCGCGCCATAGCGGCGCTGACGGGGACACGATAATGCGGATCCCGTTCGGAGAATGGCTGCCCGATCGGCCCGCCCAGCTCACCGATGGGCTGCTGCGCGCGGACGGCGTGGTGGCGATAGACGGCGGCTATGCGCCGATCGGCAGCTTCGTACCGATGAAGAATGGCACGCTGCCGGCGCGCTGCATCGGCGCGGGCGGCTATCGCACCGGCAGCGGTCCCCTGCTGTTCGCGGCGACGACCGGCAACATCTATACCTATTCGAGCGCCGGCTTCGTCAGCATCGCCAATGGGCTTGCCGGCAGCAAGGATATCGGCGTGCGCTTCTGCCCTTATGGCGCCTTCATGCTGGCGACCAATGGGGCCGACCCGATCAAGAAATTCGATCCTGCCTCACCCGGCACGATGACCAACCTGGGCGGCGGCCCGCCGACCGCACGCTATCTTGCCGTTGTGCGCGGGTTCGTGATCGCGGGCCATGCGGGCGGCAGCAGCCTGCGCATTGCCTGGTCGGATAACGGCGATCCCGCCAACTGGACTGCCGGAGGGGCGTCGGAAGCCGGGCAATATGACATGGCATCGGGCGGCGACGTCACCGGGATTGTGGGTGGTGAATATGGCCTGCTGTTCCAGGAGGATCGGATCCTGCGCATGACCTACACCGCGGATGACACGATCTGGCAATTCGACGAGATCGTGAGCGACGCGGGTTGCGCTGCCTCCAGGAGCCTGGCGAGTTGGGGCAAGATGAGCTTCTTCTGGTCGAACCGCGGTTTTATGGCGTGCGACGGCGTGAGCGTGCAGGCGATCGGCGACGAGAAGGTGGACCGCACGTTCCGATCGCTGCTCAACCGCGACTATTTCGGTTCAATGAGCGCGGTGGTCGATCCTGCGCGTGCGCTCTACATCGTCGCAGTGCCTTCGGCCGAACCGGCGGGCCAGCTCTTCCTCTACAATTATGCTCTCGGGCGGTGGACGACCGCGACGCTCACCAGCGAATATCTGTTTCCGGCGCTGACGCTCGCGTCGAGCCTCGAGGATCTGGATGCGCTTTATCCCTCGATCGACGCGGCGGGCCTGTCGCTTGATGGCGCTGCGCTGCGCGGGGGTGTGCCCAACGCGATGCTGTTCGACGGGACGCATCGGCTCGGCACGCTTTCGGGCCCTCCGCTCGCGGCAACGCTTGCTGACTGCGCGCGCGAACTGGTGCCGGGTGCGCGCGCCCGCATCCGCAGCATCCGGCCGCTGACCGACGCGAGCGTAGCGACCGTAACCGTGGCAGGGGCGAGCTCGCTCAGCAGCACCGCGTCTGAGACGGCTTACGCTGAGCGCCGCGCGAACGGCAGCTATCGATGCCGAGAAAACTGGAACCTGACGCGCGTGATGCTTTCAATCCCGGCCGGGACGCCGTGGAGTCATGCCCAAGGCTATGATGTCGAAGCGGCGGCGGGAGGGCGGCCATGAGCTCGCTGATCAAGGATAACGAGCAGACCCAGACCGAGTGGAACCGCAAGGCGCGCGACGCCACCAACGGGCTGATCCGGCGGCTTTCGGGGTGCGGCGCCACCGCCGACAGGCCGATCAAGGCGGTGACCGGGCAGATGTATTACGACACCACGCTCGGCAAACCGATCTGGCGGCATGCGAGCGAGGTCTGGAAGGACGCGCAAGGAACGACGGTATGAACCCGCAACGGGGAGGTGAAATGACGAGATTCTTGCAGGATGATGGCGAGTCAACCGGCGCGCCATCCATCGATGCTATCGCGCAGGCACTTGGCATCGACCGGGACAGGCTGGCGCCACAGCCGACGTTCGTGCCCACACTTAATGGGGGCATGTTCGGCAACAACGCGAAACGCGTTTGCGTCGGCCCCAGGTTCAGCCGGTTCTTCGCGCAAAATTATCCGGCGGTCAGCCGGATCGCGCAGGCACGCGGCGTGGACGTGTCTTTGCCGCTCGGCTTGTCGGCATTCGAATCCGGCTGGGGCGATAGCCGCATGAATGCGAAACAAAACAACCCTTTCGGTGCCACCCCGAACGGCACGAAGGGTGTGCGTTACAACTCTATCGATTCGGCATGGGAGAATTGGGATCGGCAGTGGGGACCACGCATCCAAGGCACGGGAACCGACCAGGCCGCGTTCGCACGGGAACTGTTGAAGGATAATCGAAAAGTGATCGGTAGAACCGACCAACGCGGCCCCTACAATACACAAGATAAGAGAACTAAGGGGGATCCAAAATGGCTTCCCAAGACGCTCGGCGGTATAGCGGGCGTTAGGAAACGGCTGCCGATCTGGCTGGCATCGGGCTGCTAATAAGGAGGCGGAGGGGCCGCACAGCGCTCTGGACAATGGAACAAACAGTGATCATATTGCTGGCCGAAGGGTGGCTGCCATCAAAGACGGTTACCATCCTGGCCGCGCGCGGCCGCTGCCGACGAGGGGGAACAATGGCTGGAGCGAAGCTGTGGGCGATCATGATGGCGAGTGCCGCGACCCTGTTGGTCCAGCAATCGCCGCTGGCCGCGCGCGTCTACCGCGTCGAGGATTACGGGATCGAGCTTCGCGCGCCACCCGAACGTATCGTCTGCGTGAATGGCTCTTGGGAGCATGTGCATGGATACGGATACAATATCAGCCCGCCGTTGAATTGCGAGAATAATACAGATCACACACGCGCAAGCCTCGTCGGGATTCACGCGGACTTCAACACGGCGGAATGGACCTTTTCCGAATTTGCCAGAATAACCTGTCAAGGGCGGAATGCTTCGTTGCCCAATGCTTTGTTTGCTGGCCTTGATTTCTACAGCCGAAGAACACTGCATTGCGCGGTAGAAGACAAAGGAGAAATCTCCATCTACGCAATGGCCGAAGGAGGGCATGCCGCAGACACGCATAAATCATGCGTGCAGTACGATGCCTATCTTGTTACACGACGAGAAAGGATCAAAAAAGACCTGCCCCTCTTCAAGGACTTTTTGAGGAGGGTCACCATTAAACCTGTAACCTGTGACTGATGAAGCAGGTATCCGCGATACAAGGAGAAACCCGGAAACTGGCGCGCACGCTTCTCTGGCCCCGGCGATGGTGAGGCATTCAGGACCTCTCATCGAAGGCTGCCATATGGTTCGACACAGGACGGGCAAATCAAATTGGATCGGGCATTCGGGAAGGGGAGCAGCCTGCTGAGGACCGCGGCGACGATTGCGACGCGGATTACAATCATCGCCATGCTGCTTGCGACACTACCTATGGCGGTGATGGGTCTGGCGGCATCCGGACCGACGCTCAGCAACCCATAAGACGAATGGCGGGGGCGGGATCTTTCTGTCTTATATCGTGGCGGATCTGCTAGTGCTTATGCTGCTTACATTGCGCCCCCTCGCAAAGGTGGCTCGGGCTGCTCGGCGGCGTCCTCGCCTTCATACCGATCGCGACCTTTGTCCTCGTCCCCTGCTGGAATGGGGAATTGTGAACGACCGCACGACACGGAAGCGGGCAGGCGCCGACGTGAGATTCCAGCACCAAACAGCCGATAGGCACTGAATGGCTGCAACGAGTGATCGGCCGGCGGTCGAGCCGTGGCCGCCCGACCGACCCATGTTAGGGAGAGGGAAATGACCCGATATTTGGAGCCTCCGCCGCGCGGAAATGGACGGGCGCCATCGGCTGAGGAAATCGCGGCCGCTCTTGGAAACATGCCGGCAAAGTATCCGACGGTCGCACCTGTCGCGGCGGCAAGGCGGGCGCCACGCGGCGGCATGTTCGGCTATCGTCCGCAGTCGCCAAGCCGCAAAGGCAGCATTTGCGAGCCGCACCGCATCTTGGATGCGATGGGCAAGCTGTGGGGCAGCACCAACAGCGCGCTTGGGCTGCTTGCCGCCGGCGGCTCCTATGTTGCTGGCAAGGTGGCAGGAACCGATCCCAAGTTTCAGATAGGGGACAATGCCATACAGCTACTCAACTCGCCCCTTAATATTGGCAATCGGGCTTATACGCTCGGCAATGTTCAGGTTTACGGAACGGGAGAGGGCCCAGAGAAGAGCACGTATTCCTACACAGGGGCAAAGGTTAACAACGGCCGACACGAAGAAGGTCATACGCTACAATCCCAGTTTTTGGGCCCAACCTATTTGACAGCCGAATTGTGGGGTAGCTTGCTGGGAAACCGAAACCCATTAGAAGTGGGCGCCGACAAATACGGGCTGGGTCAATCGTGCACAGGATTCTGAAGCTTGCACTCCTATGTGCAGCCACACAAATACTCTGCGCCTGCTGGCACGAGCCCCATCATGGCGAACTATCCAATCGGACCGGACAAGACATATATCTTGAAACTCCAAGTCTTGCGAAAAAGCTACTGATACATGGAGACCTGGAATCTGGTAATAGCTTAAGATTTCCTGAGAAAATCGAAGAACTGCCCTATGTGGATTATTGGATCGGCGACCGGCACTGTCGCCTCAGCCACGCGGACCTGGTAGCCTCAGCTCACCCTGGCGAAGGCGGCGTGACGACCGTAGATCTCAAGCCCTGCGCGCAGACGGCCCCTGATCAGCCGCGCGCCTCTAATTCGCCCGAAAGATAAGGGCCCGATAACTACGACATCGGTCCAATCATCGCGTCAGCTTTCCCAAGCACTATCCACGAGGTGCCGATCGATGAACGATTGGAGCGGCTACTTGCGGTGGCGCCCTGCTTTCTCGGAAGCGATGGATCGACGGCTCTACCGACCGGAGTGGCTGGACGCGCGCATCCTCGCCGGCAGCGCACAATTCTGGCAAAGCGAACATGCCGCTGCGGTGACGGAGGTCCGGACCTATCCGACCGGCGCCTATGAGGTTCACGGCCTGGTCGCGGCGGGAGACGTGACGGAGGTCCGCGACATCATCGTCCCGCAAATCGAAGCCTGGGGGCGCAGGATTGGAGCGCTGGGGATCGTGATCGAAAGCCGCCCCGGCTGGGCGCGCGTGATGCGCGACGCGGGCTTTGAAGCGCATCAGCTGGCGATCCGCAAGGCGTTCTAATTCCGCTTTCGTTCTTCAAACGTTCATGCTAGCCAATACTGGCAAGGGGGCTTGCGCATGCCGTTTTTCAAAACGCGCCGTCCGACCAGGGTCATGATCGACCCAAGCTGTAAGGGCCTCGCGGCGGCCTTCGACCCGAGGGTTCATGCCAGCGCGTTGAAGCTGTTGGCGACGGCAACCGATCCTGTGACCAACCCGGCAGCAGGCAGGGCTGAATGGGGCGAGCATATCAGCATGCCGCTTTTTGGCGGAAGGCCATGGATCGGCCACCCCTTTACGGAGGGCCAAACAAACCAGATTTCGTTCGATCGCATCCTGCGTGCGCGACCGACGTGGCTGGAAAATCTGGCGATGGGATATCGTCCCCAATCGGTTTTTCTGCACGTTCATCCCAATCCAAACGATCCAGGGCAGGTCAGCGGCTGGGACAAAACCCTCGGTATTCCAGTTATGGCGATCGACACGAAGGG